GAATACAGGTGTAATACACTTGTATTCAACAAGCGGGATACCCCCGCAACCCGCGCCTCGGGGATCAGGGGCAGGAGAGTCCCATGACCAAGATTTACGAAGTGACCATCCGCCCACTCGGGCGGGAAAATTTCGACCTGGCCGCCGCGTATGCGGCGGCGGCGGCCCCTTCCGTCGAAGGGGATCAGGGGCAGATAGGCGCCTACTGGCGGTGGACCGCCACCGCCCGGCCTGAATTGCCCCCCCCACCGGTGGGGGTCCGGGTGGAAGGGTGGAGTTGGGAGGCGGGGGCCGCCGGCGGCGGGGAGTCGTTCTACCCCTGCTAGCCAACACAGCCCCAGGGATGGGGCAACAAAAGTCTTAATCCCCTTTGTAACGGGTCTCTGATTCGGACCTCGCCGCGCAGAGATAGCCAAGCCAATTTGATCCCCGCCGGCATCGTCCGGCAACCGGGAGCCCCGCCGGATTTCTGAGGGCAGGAGATGAGAGCATGAACATTCGTATTTGGTGGGGCGATTTGGTCGCTGAGTATCGCGCCCGCTGGGCCGCCCAGGAGGAGGCGAAAAAGGCGGCGGCGGCAGAGTCGGCCAAGCGCCGCCGGACCCAGTTGGATGAATGGGTTGCTGCGAACGGCACGGACGGACAGCGCAAGCGCAAGGCTCGCGGGCTTTTGCCAGATGATGAGATCATCGCCAGCATCCGAAATCAGGTGTTCGCCCCGCTGGACGCCCTGCCGCGCTACCAAAATATGACCGAGGAGGAGGTCCAGGATAACTACGGGTGCATCCTGGAAAATGACTTCTCCGGGATGTCGGCGTCATACGATGTCGAGGATGCCGAGTCGGCCACCGATGAACAGATGGCCATGATCGAGGAGATCGAGACCCGCCTGCCAGGGTGCGAGGCAGTGCTAAGGAAGAACAAGGGCTACCTGGATAACACGTCCGGCTCCCAGGATGACCAGGCCGCCCTGGTCCGGTATTCGATCCGGGCGACCATCCAGGTCGGCGACATAACCCTGGCTAGGTCCTACGCTGCCTAGCCGAAACCAAAGCCCCAGGGAAGGGGCGCAACGTGGAGCCAACCATGGCACAAAAAAGAATCAGCATCTACTCCAGCCCCACGCTGGAGCGCGTAATCAACGCCCGGAGCAGGGGCCAGGACGAAGGCGGCCGGTCCCGGTCCAACATCGTGACTGCGGTCCTGGACCGATATGACCAGATGATCCTCCGCGCCATGCCGGTACTCACGGAGCCGGAATGGCACCTCATTTTTGACGCGATGAACGGGACGATTACCTGGGACAGCGCGCAAATGCTGTCCGGGTCCGTGCTCGCAAACGTCCAGGATGGGATCGCGCTCGACGGGCTGGACAAAAAATGGCTAGTGGACGGAACCGCCCTGGTCGCCAAGCTGGGCCGGCTGGAATATCCAGCCCAGGTCGCCCTCGTGGACGCCTGCGAGAGGTTCTGGGAGTTTTCCGGCAACATTTCCGGGCCGGCCGACATTGTCGGAGCCCGGTGCGTGACCGCCCGGTGCGTGACCAAGGAATGACTGACTTGAAAGACGAAATATTCGTCGGCAATGCCGACCAGAAAGCATGGCCGAAAGATTACCTGCGGCACCTAAAAACGCTACGACTCGGAGATCAGGCAGTCGACCTTGACGGCAAAAAGCTCCCCACAGACTATGCGCTACCCATGCTCCTATGCAGGAGCGAACTGCCGGAATACAACAGAATCATGGAGCAACGCATGAAGAAAAGGTAATCCCCGCAAGATTGCGGAATTGCCAGGGCCAGGGACCAGGCCCTATAATTTCAGTGCCAGGAGGGAAACCTCCATCGCTGAGACGCGCTAATGCTGGCCCGCAGCTAAGCCCGTCAAGAAGCTGAAATCAAGCGAGGCTCGGCCCCGGCAAGTGTCGGTCGGGGCAACCGCCCGGATGAAGGGTAAGCCCCAAGGGGCAGACGACGGATCGGCCTCCCAGCCGATGGCCTCTCCGGAGGTGGCTGGGTAGGCCGATTTTTTTTGCTTTGAGAAAAAAAAGGGGGGCGGAATGGCGCTACTGATCGAGAACAACGGCAGGGAAATAAAAAACACCAACTACTGGAATTCCCCACACGCAAAACGCGGGTTTCTGTTCCTAACGTGGAACGCTGGCGCGGCGCGTCTGCTGGTGCCCGGCTCCGCCAGGGGGATCTTGGCCGAGATGCGTGGCGCCAGGGAGGTTATCGTTTCTCGCGGCCCCTGGATTGAGCAGGGTCGGCGAGAGGCGTTGGAAATGCTCTGGGAGGATGGGTCTGACGCGCCATTCTGTCTGCACCTGGTCGCTGAGCAAACTGACCGGCTGATTCCTGAATCCGACCAGGGCGGCGGGTTCATCGTGTCGGCTTGGACACGCGACGGCAAGCGCGGCGAGTGGCCTGGGAAATATCGGGTCGTGCCGGAAATCCCCTGGCTCCAGCCCTGGGAGGGCCACTAAAAAATTTTGCCCGTGCTGCAAATAATCGCTTGATTTTGCGACCAATGGTCGTATAATTTGAATCGTAGCAATTGAGCTACGACCGGACCCGCCGGGGAATGCGGGGGAGGACCGAAGATGATTACGATCACGCTAGACAGCACCTTGTCTCAGTCCCAGCGCAACGGCGCTGAGGACATCATAAATACCGCTTTTCTTTGTGAGCCGATGCTTAACGGCATCGACTACACCGTAGAGATCGGGGATTACACCTCAATTGAAGACGCGGAGGGAGACGATGCCAGCGCCGCTACGGCGTTGGCCTCTCTGTACAGGGAAATTGAGAATTTCCTGTATGAATACTAAGCCCTCCCCAGCCGACGTGCGCGCCTACCGGGAGCGCGTCCAAGACCGCCTGGGCCTGGGGATCACCCAGGCGCAGGACTGGTGCGCCAAAACGGTCGGAACCAGCCGACGAGGCTGGCAGCATTGGGAGTTTGGCGACCGGGCCATGCCACAGGCCGCTTGGGAGTTGGCAAAGATCAAGGAGCCTCTACCACCCCAAAACATCCCTCGCCCGCTCCTGGGTCAACAGACCCAAGGATACTAGGTAAGCCATGCCGCCCTGCACATCAGGGTCGGCATTGGCTATTTCGGTCGCCTTGTTCAGCAGGTCCAGAAAGTCCACGACATAGGGATCCTGGCTGGTCCGGATGGCAACCCGTTCCGGCGCGGTAAAGCGGCGAAGGAAGGTGAGGGGGGTGATGGTGGGGGTCGAATTGTCCGGGACCGCTTCCCACGTATCGCCCACTCGCTTCATCCCGAGGACCAATAAATCCAGGCTAGATAGTGGGATCAGGTCGTCGGCGATGACAGTATCAGCCAATTCTGACACGGCATAGACGACGCCAGTCGCATCCACTTGAGCGTAATAAGGCATCAATAAAACTCCGTAAGTTCCCAACTGACTGTGTGCGTCCCACTGTACGCAACTATCCTGGTTGCGGTAATGGTGGTTGAATTTGTCAGACTCAGGGTTGCACCAGGGCACCAGTTTGAGGCGATCAGCCCGGTATAAGCCCCAAGAAACCGAAGCCTGGTCTTTGCTGTGGCAACCGACGTAATGGTTGCGGTTGCCGTTGTGTCGGTGGTCGTAATCGTTATGGTGCCCCGCTGAATCGACTTAATCCGAGTCGTCGCAGTGACAGCCGCATCCAGATTGTCTAGCTTTCCAGCCCGCACAGCAGTGTAATCCGTGGCTGATGCTCGGCTAGTCACGGCAGCGTCCAGGCTGTCCAGTTTTCCGGCTCGCGTGTCCGTCCAGGTGGCGTTAGACAGTGCCGTACTTGATGGTGCTCTGCTGGATACCGACGCATCTAACCGATCCGCGAGGGTCTGGGTCCAGCGATTAAGGAGCTTGATGACCGATCCGTAAATGGGAGCTAGCATTAATAGTACTCCACCAGTTCCCAACCTATCGTTTGCGTCTTACTCCCGCTAGGGGCCGATCTAGTGGCAGTGATTGTGGTGGCGTTGGTGAGCACTATATTGATTCCGCCGTAATACGAGCTTCCAGTATTCGGGTTATTTTCCCCCAAGTAGTACAACTCGGCTTTTGTCGTATTGACAGAGGTAACAGTTGCCGTTGCGGTTCCGTCGGTGCCTGAAATCGTAATAGTGCCACGCTGGATGTTTTTGATTCGAGTAACGGCGGAAATGGCCGCATCAAGATTGTCTAGCTTTCCAGCCCGCACAGCGGTGTAATTCGTGGCTGATGCTCTGCTGGTAATGGCTGCATCTAGGCTATCGAGCTTTCCGGCCCGTGTTCCTGTCCACGTTGCCGTGGTTAGCGCAGTGCTGGATGGTGCCCTACTGGAGATCGACGCATCCAGCCGATCCGCTAAGGTCTGAGTCCAACGGTTGAGGAGCTTGATAACCGAGCCGTAAATGGGAGCAAGCATCTGGGTTTAGCTCCAGGTGGATCCGGTACAGTACCCATTGCCGTCATAGGCATAGGTTTCAGTTCCGGTAACCGTCCAGGCGCCCCCGCCATTGGTGGAATACTGGTGGATTGCCGTCGCAACGAGTCCCGACGAGTAGGTGTAGGCGATCTTGACCTTGTTACTCCCGTTCGTCCATGTCACTGAGTCAGGAGCCGACAGGTCAGCCCCAGCTACGGCAAGGTCCCATCCAGGCACTGCGCCCAGGGTGATTTCCCGCATAATTGCCACAAAGCCCGCGTTGATCTTCGTCATCGCCGCCGCGATGGTATCCCCGCCAGGGACCGTCAGGTCGATTGCCGTAAAATTCACGCGACCACCTCTCGATTTTCCAGCCGATCCAGTCGGCGGTTAACGTCTGCAATCATTTGCTCCAGCCGGTCCATGCGTTCGGCCAGGGATTCAGAGTCGGCGAACACCAGGGCGCGACTGTTGGGGTCGCGCACCCAGCCGGTTGGGATGTTGGGGGTTGTCATCATGTGGCTATCGCTCGCAGTCTGCGGACCCTGGGCACCCGCAGGCGGTCTCCGCTGGATGCCAGGGCTAACTTGACCCGCAGTTGGGTCGGATTGGAAAGGCCAGACACTAGGTAATATCGCTCAACAAACTCAGGATTGACCGTCGTTTCCGATACCACTGCGCCGCATCCGACCCAGTTGGTGCCGCCGTCAATCGAGTAGTAGGGCGTGACCGAAGTCCCGGACGGTAGGGACACGTCCAGATAGACTCGCAGGCTGGTGTAGGCGGAAAGGGTAGTTTCGCGAGACACATAGGCCCCGGAGGCATCCCATTTGGCAACCACCAGGCCCACAGTCCCGAACAGGGCCGGCGAGAGGGTCGGGGTGCCGTTCAGCCGTGCCCGGACGGATAGCGAGGTCAGCATGACCCCCATATCCACCAGGGTATTCGCCGGGATCGACTGCCAGGCGCCGGCGCCATTGGCCTGCACCTCCCAGGCTACCGAGGTCCCGGTAGGGCTGATCGCCGAGGCCATCAAGGTAATGATGGACCCGTCAACCGTGTGGGTCCCGAAGCTGATAACCCGCTCGGTGTAGCCAAATTCCGCCCGGTACAACCGGAACTTCAGGTCCTCGCTTTGGTGGGCGGTCCAGGTGCTGGCATTGGCGGACGAGAACATGACGCCGGCCGCCGGATTGGCCAGGACGGTCGCTCCGGTGAGCAGGTCCGCGCCGCCCAGCCGGGCATAGTGCAAGTAATACTCGTCGCTGTTCGACCCGCAGACGATGCAATATTCCTCGCCTAGCCGCAAGTAGGCCGGGGTGGGGAAAACGACGTGCGTGGCCGCGCTGCCGGTCGAACTGACCGACACATCCGCAGGGATTAGGCTTTTTTCGGCCAGGATAGCGGGGCCGGGATAGCCGTTGACCATGTTGCGGACCGACACCACCACCGGAACATTCGTCGTGCTTTTGGCGCCGAAATAGAGATCCACCGCACTCAGGAACAGGTCCGAGGGCGGTTCAAAGGACTGAGCCACCGGATCCGCTCCTTGCAGGCGCCTCCCATGCCGGACCCGCGTAGTCGCTTCCAGCCAGGTGTTCAGCCGACCGTCGATCAGGTATTCCGTACTGCCGGTGTTCAGGGTATTGAAAATCTGGACATCGTGGGAGCCCGAGAAGGTCCCGGCCGGCACATCGAAAGTGGCCAAGAAGGCACCCGCACTATCGGCCCGCACGGACTCAGGGATGCTGCCGGCCAGGGTGCCATCGCCAGGAAATAGCGGCACCAGGACCCCGTCCAGGGTCACCCGGAGATCGTCCGAATAGGGCAAATAGCCGCTGCCGGCGACCGTGACCGTTTTGACCCGGCTGGTCGCCTGGATGGCGGTTTCCGATACCAGGGACCGATCCGTCCACTGCTCCCACCAGGCCCAAACGACCTCATTCCCGACCCCAGTAATCACCTCCTGGTCCTGGGATGTCTGGACGGTGACTTCCTCGACCCAAATATCGGCGGGGGGCGTCAGGGCCAGGATGCCGCTGGAGTTGTACGCGGAATAGGGATTGGCGCAAATCTGGTGGGTGGCGAAATTTTGCGCCGAGAAGGCCACCTCGGAATAAGCCCGCAGGACAAAATGGTCCTGGTCGCCCATGTCGTGGAAGGCCACCGAGAAATTCGGGTACAGCGTGTCCAGATGGTCGCCGGCAACGCCAACGGCACAGGATAGCTGCGCGTGGCCAACGTCCATTTTGGAACGATCTCGGAAGGAGTCGGTGAAAATCGCCTTTTTGGACGTGGACAGTTGCACATTGATGGCGGCCTGCTCCAGGTCCGTGACCGCCATGTTGTATTCCAGATCGTCCACCCGGTTTCGCAGCTTTTGAAGCTCCGACATGGTGAGCCGATACCGCTCCGAATGCAGAACGGTCACCGCATCCACGTCGGTATTGGCCGACATCGCCAGGGTGGCAATCGGCAACGTGTCCGCCGGCGCCGGCGGGGGTGCGGCAAATAGGCCGGGGGTGCCCTGCACGATGGACAGTTCGCCGCGAGGCGTCATTACCAGCAGGTCATGGCGCGGCAAATAGTTCTCATAGGTGACATAAAAGGCGGTATTGTGGACCGGGTTATCCCCGGCCGGAGAAAAATCCAGGTCCCCGCCCGCGAGCAGGTAATCCGTGGTCGCCACCATGGGCTTGATGTACCGCAACACGACGGTGTAAGACGTGCCCGTTACCGGCTCGGCACCCCCGAGTGCCCAACTGACGGAGTTGCCCGACACCTGATAATCAACCCCGACCACATAGGTCGTAGCGCCCTGGCTCACCGACTCGATGCTGGATATCGGCGTGTAGGGCATCAGGTCCGCCCCGTTCGCGGTACCCTTGGTGATCGTGACGGTTTTCTCGACCGTCGCCGATACCGAGGAGATTGCCTTCACCGGCGGGGTGGCCAGGGTATAGAGGTCGGTCCCGGTCAGGAAGGTGTGCGGTTCGTCCGTGACCACCCCAGTCCCCAGGGGCCGGTCCAGGGCCAGACGCACCGCCGCCGGGAAAGCAAACTCGCTACCACGGACATAGGCTTTGCCGTCCGACACGATGACCCAAAACTGATTGGCGTCCTTGGCTTCCACCCGGCAGCGCAGGCCACGCACCAGATAGTCCCCGGACTCGTCGAAAGTGCGCCGCGACAGGGTCAGGGCCAGGTCGGATGCCGCCGGTTGGGGGCGATAGTCCGCCGACAACAGCCCATCTTGCAGGGCGAACAGCGGCACCGCATCAGCCGCGTTGTTCGTGACTGCCAGGCTGTAAACCAGGCGGTGCGCGCCGGCATACCCGGAATTTTCCCAGCCAGAGGCGGGGTCATGCAGGGTGGGGTCCTCGGATTCGGTCACGATGGACGACGTGAACCGGAGCCCGATCACCTCAAGCCCGGTCCCGGTGACCGCGACGGTGCCGCCGGGAAAGTCGTGGAACACCCCGGCGAAATACACCTGCCCCTCGGTGAGGCTGGCCAGCAAGCCGGAAACGTGCAGTTCAATGCCCCGGATGACCTGCCCGTCAGACCAAACGGTTTTCCCCAACTGGTGCAATTCGTCGAACAGGACCGACTGCATTTCGTTGAGTTCGGCCGACTGAACGCCGCGCCCGGCCAGGAACTTTAGGGCTTTCCAGCCCTTGGTCCGGGCATACCGATCATAATAGGTGCTGGGCATGGCGTCCTCAGAATTGCAGCAGGTGGGCGATCACGTCCAGGGTATCGGCCGCCCGGTAGGTGGGCTGGCGATTGTCCAGCACCTCCAGGATGCCGGGATCAGTCACGTCCGCCGGGAGCAGGATCCCCGCGCCGGCGCCGCCCGCCTTGGTCAGGCCAGAAAATAATGCCGCTTGTCGGTACGTCACCAGGGGCGCGGCCACCCCATCTAACTGAGATTCCACATAAACCTGGGTCGCGCCCACGGTGTAGGCGTCCTCGGGGGGCACCTCCAGGTAGGTATCCCCGCCGAACGTGATGGCGCCGCCGGCATCGGCCACGACCAGACACGCCTTCGACAGGGGGGCGTAACAGATCGGCGTGTCCACGCCGGTCGCAATCACCGAGGGGGCCGGTGGCGCGGTTTCCACGTCCCAGGCAGCCGTGCGGCCGATGCCGATGTATTTGTTGGTCGCGGCCAGGAACCGGAGTGCCTGCGCGACATGATGCGATTGGGTCAGTGTGCTCATGGGCCTAGAGTGCTATCACGACGACTGCGCGATTTCTGTGCGCGCCAGGGAAACCAGGGTGCCCCATGCCGTCAAGGATGCCGAGGGATGGGTGGTGCCTGCTAGATACCCCAGGGCATCCAGGTCGCCCAGGCGCCAATGCTGTCCAGCCAGGAAGGGATCAAGCTGATCGGTATCCGCCGGGGGATTCAGCCGGTAGATCGGCACCCCCAGGTTCGCCAGTACGTCCGGCCCATAGTGATAGGTCCCGTCAGCCTCGTAGAGGTCGAGTATCGGAGTGCCACTGATCTGGTAGGTTGACCCGCTGGATTCCATGACCAGGGCGGTCCCGGATGGTCCCCAGTTTGCCCTTGCCCCGACCAGGCCAAACCACAGCCCGTCGCACAGGTCCCCCGGCGAGATGCCCAACCCGCCCGGATCGACGGTCAGCAACACCCAGGACCCCGTTTGTGGCAGAGTCCCCTGATAAAACCTGGGGGTTTCGGTGCGAAGATCGGAGCCCCAGTAGGCATAGACCCAGGCATCGTTGATGCGCCAGCCCAGCATCAAGGGGTTGGCCGGCTCGTCAAAATCAGGATCCAGATAGACCCACGCCCAGAGGACATGCGCGTCTGGAACGGAAAACGACGGCACATCGGCCACGCCATGGTCGTGCTTACGGTCAGGCGCAGACAGGGACCGATGCCCGCGTACCGTGTCCGTCAGCACCCATGTCCAGGGCTCGTTCCCGATAGCCACCGACCCGGACGGCAAGGCCCCATCCAGCCACAGGTTCAGGACAGCACCGTCCGGCTCGGATCGGGACTCATGACGGCAGCGGGACTCCACCAGCACCTCGCTGGTATCCGTGCCGGCGATCTCCAGGGTTTGCCGGTAGCGCGCCTGGACCCCCGCCGCCCGGTGACGGTCGGTCATCGCCTGTACCGTCGCACGATCTGCGCCGGACACCTCAATGATGCCGTGGGTCCAGTACCAGCTATCCCGTAGCCGGTCCCGCGACAAGCCCGGCGCATACCCGGAGCCATGCAGGACTCGCGTCCAGGGCTCGAATACCGTAACGGGCGCCTCGGCGATCTCCGTGAGGGTCGCCTCCAGCGCAAAGCGGTTGTTCCTGGGGCGCAGGATCTCGAAAAAGATTCGTTGGGTATAGGCAGCGTCCAGTTCCCCGTCGCGCCGCTGGGTGCCGAGGTGGTGCCCCCAAAGATCGGCCCATTCACCATCCGCCGCCAGGGGCGCCATTTCGGCCAGGGCCAGGAGCAGATCCGCGTGGGTCGCCTCTAGCAGCACCCCAAGAGAATCCAGCAGGAACAGGATCGGATTGGTGGTCAGGAACAGGTGGTCGCCGTTCGACGCGAACGCAGTCCCGGCGCCCTCCATCAGGGACGCTGCCAGCAGGTGGCCATGGTCATCCGACTCGTAAGCCAAGGTGAATCCCTCGGCCTGAATGGCATCTGCCAGTTCGGTCAGGGTCAGGGCAGCCAGGTCGAACACCACCGGATCCCCGCCGGCAGGCGTCAGGGTCAGGGTATCCCGTACCACCGACCAAGCCAGGTCATCCGGGTCCGCACGGACCCGCAGGACCAGAACCGGGTCCGGGTACAGGTCGAATACCCGGTGCAGGTGAGGGATTAGAGCCGCATGGCGCATCAGGAAATGTCCAGGGTGCCCGGCACCGACATGGATTGCACCGGGATTGCCTGGTTTTCGGTCGGCGCCTCCAGGTCCACGGACGCCACCCCGGTCACCCGGAGCAGTTGAGCCGTGAGCAGGGACACGCGGACGTAATCGCCCGGTTCGACGCTCGCCAGGTAGTCGCCGATGGCGGCCACCGCCCCGTTGACCATCGCAGTGTCCACCGTCCAGCCCGGCAGCGGATTTAACGTGACAGTGACGTTAATTGGAAGCAGATTCATGCGCTGATACACGACCTGGACCCCGGCCGCCCGATAGCCTGGCAGTCCCTCGGCCCCCTCGATAGTGGCTTCTACCAGGGCTAGCAGGGTGTCGCTAATCGCACCGCCGCTACCATGCAGCCACAGATTCACCCGGCCCGGCAGATCCTCCTCCAGGCCCACGCGGGTGACATATTCGGTAATGGCCCCATCGTCATCGACCAGACGACAACTCAGGGCGGCATGGCGCAAGGCAGTCTGAGTGCCCCGCGCCAGGGACTCCAAGAACAGCACGAACCGATCCCGACGCTCCCCGTCCGTTTCCTGGTCCCGGCCCGAGGTAATCGCCAGGGCATTGACGACCCCGCCGAACCCGGACACCGGCGCGACCATCGAGGTCACCGTGCCCGGAAGGGCGTTGCTGGCGGACCCCGGCTCGACGGCAAGCACCTTGGCCGCCACCGTGTTCTGGACATCCGACATCGTGACCGTGGCGAGGACGGCATACAGCCGGTCGGTGTTGGGGATCTTGACCAGGGTCCCGGCCGGCACGTCATGGGCGCCGAACCCGCCGACCGACCGCGAGAAAGTCACCTCGCCCGCAGCATAGGCCGCCGGCAGGCGCCCGAAATCGAACCCCTGATAGACCGCCGCCGGGATGGCATCCAGCAGGCCATTGACCAGTTCGACGTAGAAGGCTTCGAGTTCAATGGCCGGGGCTTCCAGTAGTGCTCTCGCCACCCCGCCCACGTTGTAGTCCGTGATCTGGTCCTGGGTGGCCCGCATCCGGTTAACCATACTGGCCAGGATGGAAATGAAGTCCTTAGTCTGGAATGCCATGCGCTTAGCCTGCTGGGAAAACGAGGTTGGCGGTGACCGGCGAGCCCCCGTCAATAGGGACCACCTGGACCGCCAGCCCGATGGTGTCGCCCGTCCGGGAGAATTCCGCTTGGAACACGCGGGACACGCGGGGCTCGACCTCCATGGCCTCCATGACGAAAAACTGGGCCAGCAACTGCACCACGTCGGTGTACTTTTCGCCCAAGATTTCCCGAACGTGGCACCCGTAATGCGGATGTCGAAGGATCTCGCCGGGCATCGAGGAAATCCGATGGGAAATAGCCTGGCGCAGATTGTCCAAGCCAGCGGTCACCCGAAAATCGCCGTTATCCGGCACCAGCCTTTTGTTGGTCAGTAGTACGTCGGACCCATAAACGCTATTCGCGTCGGTGACCGCCGTTGCCGTCCGCCGCACCGCTGGAATGCGAATGGTGTCGCCGTATTTCAGCAGTTCGCCCGGCTGGGCATCTTTCTCGCCCTGGGTCGCCACCAGATAGGGCGCGCGTAGGGCGTTTAGGCTGACCAGTTCAATCCAGCGGCCGGCATTCCCCAGTTCACGCAGGGCAATGGCCGGCAGGGTGTCGCCCACCTGGATCTGGGCATCACGCCAGCCCGTGACCCGCGAGACAAAATCCTGATAGGTGGTCATGCGGACACGACCCCCTTAGCGATTGGGTGGAGGACCATGTCGAGGACATCCTCGATATGGTGCAGAGTGGTCATGCCGTGATGACCCCTTTAGAAATCAAATAGAGGGAGTCCACAACGCCGGCAGACGACGGCACTGCCAGGGGATCAACCCGCAGGACCGCCACTTGGGTCTGAGCCTCCCCACTGACGCGAGCGCCGATAGCCGCATCCGAATTGGCCCTGGCAATCTGGTCGAGCACATTGACGTTGCGGTGCAAGCTGGGTGGCGATCCGCCACCTGTCGAGGAGCAAATGCCGGCGCCATTCAGGCTAGTCAGGTTGGGAGCCGAATCCACGCCGGGAATTCCCGTCCGCAGAGTGCAGAGGGCGTCGTTTAGGAGCAGGGCCACCCGAGATCGGCGAGACTTTTCGACCGAGGACAGCCCCCCGGCGTTAGCCAGCCTTTGGTAGCCATTCGCGCCAGCCTCCAGCAGGGTTTCCACGACGACGGCTCGCTGCCGGAATGCCTCGTTCGGCTGATAGACCCATACCGCATCCATAGCCGTCAGCAACTCCCGGACCTTGTTCAGGTAGTCCCGCAGTTGCGGAGAGGGCTCCAGCGCCCCGAGACGTTGCAGGTCCCCGGCCAATTCGCGCACATGCGACCGGGCCGCCCTGGACCGGCTAGAGCGGTCTGAGATCGACCAGGTGATAGGGTCTTTTGGCGGCAGCCCCAGGTTAGCCAATGAGGCCACCAATTAGCGACGACACACCGCTTTCCTTCACGACCGTCAGTTTGACCGAGTACTGGTGCAAAAGCGGCTTGGTCTTCGAGCGCTTATGCACGAATTCGGTTGGGTGGACCCAGGCCATAATCATGTTCAGGGTGTCGACAAAAAACAGCCTAACCGTATCCGGATCCTGGCCAGAATTGGACGCATCTAGGCGCCGCTTAAAATAGGTTTCGTAAATCAATTCCCTAAAATTCAGGAACCACAACTCGCCCGGAATCAGCACCCCGCGCCAGCCGGTATTGCCGGTCAGGTGAATCGTTTTGATTCCAACGCCAAAGTCGTCGATCCAGGCTCCGCCCAAGGTGCTATGCACGATGGACCGAGACGGGATTTCATAGCTCAGTTCCTCAGGACGAATGGAAAAATAGTGCAGCATGGGCAGCCCGCCTCCAAAGAGGACAAGCGCCATGGGCCGGACTTTTTGAGAAATGGGCGATGACATGACGCCAATACTGGCGTCACGACTATCTGCTTACCTGGCTGGGAATGGGGGGTCGGCGTTGTCCCCTAGGTCTCTATTGGGGCCGGAACCCAGTTGGCCTATCCACCCAAAAGCTTTTTAACTATCGCCGCCCCAATCGCCAGAATGGATCCACCCACGATGACCACACCCACGAAATACGAAATGCCGCCAATGATCCGCGTTATGAAGTTCATTTTCCGCCCCTCGTTATCGCCAAAACCCTAATCAGCAACCTGAACTATACCATTGATCATGACCGTCCCATCCAAGGTTATTAGGGGCGCTTCGAGGGCAATACTGGTGATCGCCTTGATTTTGATGTTTCCGGCATCGTCGCATTTCACCACCACGTCACCGCCGTTAACCGCCAGGATGAAGCCGCCTTTGGACTTGTTTTTCTTCTCGGTCCAAGTGCCGTGGTAGCCGCTTCCCTCGCGGTCTTCTTCTTCCGGCTGCTCGCCCGAGGCAACCGATTGGCCAATCTGGATGGTCGTCCCGCTGGGATGACGGAAAATGACATTAGCCGCCTGGTCAATGCTGGTGGTCACATCGGAGACATGCCGGAATAGCCGGTAATTTTCATGCTCGAACGCCATCTGAGTGACCTGGGGCGGCAGGAACCCGATCACCACAGGGGCACCGTCCAACTCTAGTGTGGCCGCTAGGATGTCCGTATCGCCGATCATCGTCGTGTCGCGGGGATTGCTCTCATCCACGACCGGGCTCGGCAGGTCCACCATGCCGGAGCACGTTGAGATGGTGGTCATGAGCACCTGGACGCCAGCCATGAACCAGCCGGAATCCAGGAACACCAGATCCACCGCGAAATTTTGCGGGTGAACCTTGACGACTTTTGCTAGGCGCAGCATGGCTTATAAATACTCCTGATAGACCCCGCCCTTACCCTCTTGCAGGTAGGGGTTGGTCATTTTGGATCGGACCAGGAACCCGGTCCCACGAATGAACTCGGCGCTGGTCACATATCGCTGAAAGGGAATGTATTGGTGCGTCACGGAGGGCAGGTAGTAGTCCGCGACAAACTTGCCCCGGTGTAGCCGCACATAGCGCCCAGCCCGTACCTGCTCATGGCCGCGCAGCATCAGGGAACCGTCCTCAAACACCACGTTGTCCTTGTTCAGGGCGATCAGGGTTTCCCTTTTCTGCGTCATGTAGTCCAGCGCACTAGTGACCATTTTCTCATGGTCGGCCTTGGGCAAGCCCTCCATGCCGGTCGTCATGCCGTCCCAGCCGTAATTGCTGGTCACCTGCATGGGCCTGGCGCCGTACAGCTTGGGGTCGCAGTTGGGATACTGGGCTGGATCGTCCAGGTAAATGGTGCCCTTGCTTTTTTCCTGGAGCGCGGTGCCAAGGGCAGCGTTAGCGATGTTGGACGGGATCGCGTTGATCAGATTCACCCAGAATAAATTGGCTACATGGGCATCACTGCGGTTGGCCGTGAGGGCGACCACCGCGCCGATGTCCAGGCCCAGCATGTCTTCATCTGGGAGCTTGATCGTCTGGCTCCCCTGGGCAATCCAACCGCCCTCCCCGTCCCCCGCATCGAAGTCGCGGAACGGCAGTGGCCGATGAACCAACTCGACGCCCTCCTCGACATCCCGGATGAAAAGCTCATTCCATGGAAGGTCGGCAAAGTTGTTGGCGAAATTCCACAGCACCCCCTCGAACTCACGCGGTCCATAGACCACGCCCTCGGTTACTGTCGAATTGAGCATGATGATGTTCGGGAAGTCGTCCGTTTCCTCGGCAAACTCGGATAGGAATGGATTGACCACGTTATCCAGGAGGGCGGTGTAGAAATCCTTTGGCGTCATCGGCTTCCGTTCAAGTCCGATTTTCTCGAATAGCGGATAGCTCCCAAGCAGGGCCTTACCCTGGGCATAGGCCACTCGGTTCAGAATTTGGATCAGTTGGAATACCAGGCCGAAGTCCGTCCCCGACACAATCACCGTTCGGTGCGGCTTGCCATCTGAACCCATCTGCTCCGCTCGGCGGATCGACTGCACGAAGCCCCGCATCATGATCGGCAGTTTCCCGCCATAGATATGCGGAGCATGAGCCATGCGGATTTCGATCCGGTCTAGGGGCTCGATCAGGCCATACATGGAATCTAGTTCGGTTTCATGGGCTCGGTCGGCCAGGACCAGCGAGAAGGTTCCAGCCGGTTGATGGATGGATTTTTGGACGAACACCCGCCCCTCATCCCCGATAAACCGGGTCAGGTCCAGAGTCGGCGGGATGGTCGCCCCTGCAAACCGCTTAGATTTGCCGTCCTTCCGCATAACCGACTTATGCAGTAGGACTTCGACCTTTGGCATGAAGGTGGTAATCATCGTCTTGCCAGCGCCCCAGAGAACCCATCCATCAAGCCTTGTGCCGCGCCCATCATGGCCTTGGCCCCTGCCGCCATGTGTTGTGGTCTAGGCACCCCGCTCAGCGCGAATTGCCGGGAATGCTGGCTCAGCACCTCGCCCATGTCAGACTTCTGCACCACATCAATAGTGGCCCGCATGTCGCCGACCATGCGCCCCAGTTCTCCGCCGGGGCCGCCCATGCTGGACAGCATGTCCCGGACTGCCGAGGGGGCATCCCGCGCCGAAGCCGCCGCCGAGGTGCCCTCGGGCAGTTGCATGTTGTAGTCGTCAATGCGCTTGGTCCCGAGGTGGACGCCTGGCTCCCACTTGACATCGCCGCCGGCCGCCGGGGCGCCACCGTCATCAATCCGCTTGGTGCCCAGGTGAACCCCCGGCTCCCATTTGACGGGGGCCTCCGTACCGCCACCGATCCCAATCACCATGCCGCCGCTGGCCGCCGCGCCGCCATCGGTACTCTTGGTGCCCAGGTGAACCCCAGGCTGCCATTTGACGGACCCGCCGCTGGACGCTGCCGTGCTGCCGCCCTCCATGCCCTGCACCGCCTTCATGGTGCCCATGAGTTTTCCGACATAGTTAGGATCGGTCGCATACCCCCCCGCTTTCAATGCAGAAAAATACGCCTCTGGGTCTCCGCCGGACTGTAAAGCCCCGGCAAAGTTTTTTTGCTTGGAAATGACGTTGGCGTAATCGTTGAAAGACTCCTCATAGGAGTCGTAAGCCCGGAAATTATCCTTTTGGCCCACCATTTTCGACCCGTCCCATTCTTGGGTGCCGGTATTAACGGTCTTGCCATTCCAGTTCTTGCTGGCCTTGATTCCAAACAGGTTATTCCCGGCCACGGACTTTCCCCAGCCGGTTTCTAGGGCCGCCTGAGCCACCAGGGCGTCAGCAGGCACCCCTATCTTGGCCGCCGCCGCTTCGGCCGCCGGCCGGATGCGCGCAACAAAATCGGCCTTGGACCCGCTCAGCTTGGCCGCGCCAGACCCAGAACCGCTCACCTTTGCCACCGTCGCTGCTGGCGATTCGCCGCGCTGTTCAGGGGTTAGCTCGCCGGGCAGAGTGCCGGCAACGGCGCTGCCAGACATCCAAGATGCGACACCTGACGGACCAAAAACCGCATCGCCTACCCCACGCCCGATGTTGCCCAGCCAGGATGTGGTTTTGTCGCCTGGGACAGTTGGGGATGCCTCGTCCGTTGTCGGGCTGTTTTTCTTGCTGCCATTCCACCAGTCGATTATTGGATCGATCATCGGATACGAATAGCCTCGCTCCTGTGCAGCAGGGGAGTCCATACCAACCTTACTGAGTTCCTCCTCCGTTAGATGCCCAAGCGCAAGGCTCTTGTCGTTTTTTTTGTCCGGCCCATTACCCATTAACTTTTCTGCGGCTTTAAACAACGTATCGCCAGCAGAAAGAAGCTTCTTGCCAGCTTCCATTTGCACGTTGCCGATGTCCTGCATCATCTTGCGGTGATCTTCAGCCTTCGTGGCTTCAGGCCCATTCATCGCCGCCTTGGCAACCGCATCAATCAGATTGCCGTAATTGGATGGGTCAACTCCTCCATGCTGATTTGGGTCGATCTTATACTGTTGCAGCAGGCCCATTAGAGATCCGGTAGTGGCCTCGTTGAAGTTTCCGCTCTTGGCAGCCTCGCTCACGTTCCAGATTTTAGTCAGATCTGGGAACGCCTCCTGCTTGATGTCGGCAAACCCCTTCCCAGTCGTTGACTCTAACCAATTACCGAAACCGATCAAATTCCCGCCATCGGTTTTGAAATTCCGCAACTTCCGCGACACATGCCTTGAGATGCCTAGGTCCCTGGCGATGGCATCATCCAGCATATACCCGGCCTCTGCGCTATTCCCCGTTGCGCCGACATACTTGGGCATAAAATTCATATATGCCTCAAGCATTTCCGGCTTGCCGCTGATCCCCTCCTCTTTGATGTATTCCTGGTGGTAGGGATTTGTGATTCCCATGCTTGCCAAAAAGGCCGCCCTGGCAACTTCGCCTGATTCACCAGCCCCAGACCGTTGGAAACCAGAATCAAGTTGCTTCAGCAACTGCGCCCCAGCCGCGCCCTTCAATCCAGCGATAGGACTCCCGTCCTCGTTCGTCATGCTCCCCATGGCCGCCATGGTCATAGCGAACCCGCTCATGTCGCCGGTGTGCAGCAGCACCTTTTCCGTGCGGTCAGCGTATTCCTGGAAGGCGTCGAGCAACTCCTCCCCGCGCCCTCCCATGCCAGTGCGGGCCATGGTGGCCGCCAACATGGGAAGCAAGTCCGGGGATGAAGCACCGCGCCATTTCATTTCCGACATCCACATCGGAATGCGGTTGTCCTCCATACCGAAAGCGCGACTGGTTTTTACGAGTCCTGGGATGGTGGAGGTATCGACAATGCCCCCGAGCTTGGCCATGGTGACCGCGAGCTTGGCCATTTCGTCCTCGGCCATGGTCACCTGGTTGGCCATCTTGTCGAGGCCGGATAGCACGTCGTCAAACCCCCCGGCCAGGCCGCCGGTTAGACGCATCAGCTTGTCCGAGTCGAGGTTTAGCCCAACAGCCCGCTGGGCTCCCTGGAAGGCGAAGGCAGTGGCACTGGCCGCCCCAGCGGCTTGCATCGTCGCCCTAAAAAACTGGCCTGCCTCATTCCGCACCGCCGAGGCGACGGTAGCGCCAATGTTGTGGTGGCCTGCCGATGGAGACTGTTGATTCAGTAACGAAACGGCGTGGTCGCGGGCCTGCTGTCGTTGCAGGTTAGTGAAATCATCCGACCCTTGCGGTAGGTAATTGCGGAAGTTCCCGCGCCCGGTGAACCCGTTGGCAATGGCATCGCGGGCTGCCGCGTCGATGGCCGCGAAATTCTGACGGAGCCGATCCGCTTCGGTGTTGGCTTGTCGCGTTGCATCGCGCAGGCCCTGCATGGCCTGGTGCATCCGAACCAGGATACTTTCAGTTCCGCTCATGGCTTACCACCTCAAAATCGTCGTCGGCAGGCATACGCAGATCTCCGCTCATTAGGGCGGCTACGTCGGCATCAAAATCGGGAGTGTCGAATTCCGTGGAGCCTGCTGGCGCAGTGGCGTAATGCACCGTCCAATACTCCAGGATCAGTTCAGCAGGGGTGAGATCCAGGAACCGGGGATCGGTCGGCGGGAGCCGATACCGATCCCGATACCAGGTTTCAATCAGACGCGACCGGCTCCGGGCTTGGTCCTTCACTGTCCTCTGAGCGAGGTTTGCGAAAGTTGGTTTCGGCCTCGCGGAGGGCTAAATAAACCTCCTCCAGCCTGGCTAGGCTGGAGTCGGCCAAGGGGTCCATCGTTTCCAGATCGAATCCCGCCGGAGCCTCGACCAGGAGGGTGACCAGCGTGGCGAACATGGCCGCCACCGACTGAAGCCCGCCGGACACGCCAGCCTGGAAGCCAAGCATCTGCTCGACTTCCGCCGCGATTCGGATGGAATCCCGGAACGTCCGGTGCCGGAACAGGAAAACCCCGATACCCGGAACCTCAACGCGCAGCTTGCCGGCCACGGCTTAGAGCCCCGTCCCGACGACGTTAAGGGCCTTCATGCTGACGTTCAGGCCGATGATCTGGTGCGCCTGCACCCGCGTATCGCAGGACGCCACCGACACGCCGGTATATTTCCGCAGCAGGACACCCGCGTCTTTGTCGAAAATCTCGACATCGAACACCATGCCCTGGAGGGCGTGGTCCCCGTTCTCCAGGGCGATACCAGCGTCTCGCAGATTTTGCGAGATAAGCACAATCGACTCGGCTTGTAGCGAGTGATCGGCCAGGGTCGGGACGTACTCCTGAACGTGGATGTCGCCGATCCCAGACGCTTCCTGGGGACCGTAATTGTCGGTGCAGTTCAGACCCTTAATCAGGCCCACCATTTTTCCGTCTAGCTTGACCAGCACCCGGTTACCAGAACGGACTTTAACATTAGGTTGCATTGCTGCTTATTCCTATTTGGTTATACCCGGCCCGAATAGGGAACGGCGTGGATGGTCACGAGAACGTAATTGATCGGAATCACCGGAGAACACTCGAACTCGACGCGAACCACGTCGCCCTCCAGTTCCACCGTGATGTTCCGGTAGGGGGGGTTGATGCGGTCGCCCACGATGACGCCGGGTCCGGCCGGTTCCGGCCGCGCCAGTTCGGCGAGGATGGAGTCGGTGCGGGAGGCAATCGCGTGGCGGGATTCGGGGCTGCCCTTGGCGCCGATGAAATCCTGGAGCGCTTCCCGGACGTTCCGGGCCACGAAGTCGGTGGCCGCGCCAGTACTGACCTCGACCCGGTTGTACTTAGAATCGGACAGCCAGGTGGAAATGGACTTAACCACCCGGTAATCCTGCTTGGGGCTTTTGGTCACGCACAGGACCCCCGAGTCGATCATGAAGTCGGTATCGGCCGGCTCCTTCAGGTCCAGTTCCATGCCGCGCACGGTCAGCGGCTTGTTGGTTAACGGGGTGCCCGGATTGACGCCACCGAATCCGCCGGCCACCTGGGCCGCCAGGATGTAGGGGGCGTACAGGGTCAGTTCACCCGTCGCGTCGTAGTCGTACAGGCCGGGGTAGCAATAAGCCGTCCGGTCGGAATTGATGGTGGCGGCAGCGGCAGCGGCGGACGACTGGGTCAGGCCCAGGTCGCCACCGACAAAGGCCCGCCGTTCGCGCTTGCCCACGCCAGACATGAAATGCACATGGGCATCCGCCATAGCGTGGATCGAGGCGTCGCCTGAAACCGGCACCACCCACTGGACATCCTCAGATTCCAGGGCGACGAAGCAATCGTCCCAGTCGGTGTTGGTGACCGTGCCGTTACTGCCCCCGGTTAGGTAGGTGAAGGCCAGATTGGCCGGCACCTTGCTGGCGGTCGCCGGCCTAACAGCCGTGATAAAGCCTTCAGCGGACCCGTTGAACCAGTCGATGCAAGCCTGGAGGTCGGCGCGCACGTCGTAGACCGTGGGGGTCTTGCAAGAGGTCGCCGCCACCGCATCCAGCCCGTTCAGGGTCGCGGTATTGGCG